TCTTTTCTTTAGGTTCGCCTTGTTGTTCTTGTATCACTTGCTGAAATACTGTTTCAGCTTTTTGATCCGCCACTTTATCCGCCTATGATGACTTTAGTTGAACCGCCTATGATAACTCCCATATCAGCAACATCTCCTACTCTGTTTGCAGGAAACCCTCCACAGAATACTTTAGATGAACCTGGACCTGTTACAGCGGCATGAGGAATACAAGATGATCCACCAAGAATGGTGTGAGGAGCTATAGCATCTCCCACTACGGCTGCCATTTGACCTTGAATGAATACCTTAACTGCTTTAGTTGCTACGATAGTTGAGGTGACATCACATGGATGACCTGTAAGAATATCGTCGGTGTTTCTGGCTGCCATTGGCATATGCTTATTCCTCTATGCTAGTGCTTGTACAATACTTATAAAGCTTTGAGCCTTAAAGTGGTTTGACTGATTCAATGTGATTGCCGAGTCGGATGTGGTAAATACATGAGATTCTTCGATAGTCACAGGATCCGGAATAGTTAGAGATATCAATGTGAGTAACGCAGGATCAGATGCCGCTAGTGCGGCTGTATGAGTAGCGAATGTCTGAATTGTGTAATCTTCCATAAGACAGGAATATGAAACATTGAATGGATCATTCTGTTGGGTGATAGTCACATTGTCAGAGCCAGAGGAGTAATTAAAATTTACATTGTTAGGCACTGACACAGAAGTTACTGCGGCACCATTAGCATCCTCAAAAGACACGTTTACTGAATATCCATCGTTTGCGTACACGGGAGGTAGTCTAGTGATCTCTTCGCCAACACCAGTATTGCCAGCAAAGAATGCGTCTCCGCCTTGATCGCTTGCAATATTGGAGTTTGCACCTAAAAGAGCAGTGGTTGCCATGCGGTTACCTTACTAAAGTAGAACCAGCGTTATCTGCAAGAAACGTGACCACTTCTGCGTCTGTCAACTGTTTGCCTACTCTTTTACCATTCGCTAGTTCGAAAACTCGTATTCTAGTTTCTTCTGCCATGTTATCCTCTCAACATATGCTTTCGGTTTAATTTTCGTTCTTGGGTATTTGGAAAGTCTTGATGCTCTCCAAAGTCCCAACCCATTTGACCAAGTTCGCCTGCACATTCGGGAGTGATCTCAACGAGAAGGCTTTCGCCCTCCCGTCCTCGAGTCTCATTACCGTCAGCATTGAGTTCAGTCATTTCTTTAATTTTTTGCTTATAATCGTTCATATTACTATTTATAGTCCTTGTCTATCTCGTTCTAGAATGTATGCTTTGACTAATGCACTACGTACAATGTCAGCCGGTTGAAACTCAACGAATTTGAACTCTTTCATACGTTCAATGATTCTCATGAATATGCGTAATCCAGACATCTCTTTCTTACGCTCACTGGTCAAATCGTCCTGCTTAACGTCACCACAGAAAATGATTCTGCAATTTTCGCCAACACGGGTCATGACTGTATGAAGTTCTTGGTCGCTCATATTTTGTACCTCATCTACCACAAGAATACAATCATCAAATGTTGATCCTCGCAAGAATGATGTGGATATGAATTCTACCTGATTACGTTGCTTAAGTATCTCATAAGCATCGCCTCTATTAAAGAGTTTAGATGCTATATCATAGTAAGGGGCTTCATAGACTTTCATCTTATCTTTCTGCGATCCAGGTAAAAAACCAATGTCTCTAGTCGGCACAATCGACCTGACAATGTATACTTTCTTATAGTATGAGTTTTTTGCCATTACTTCTTTGAGTGAGAATAGAAGACCTAGAAACGTTTTACCTGTTCCTGCGATGCCGTGAAGCATCAAATTATCTCCGTCATCCCAAGCATCGAATGCGACAGATTGATTATCTGTCATAGGACCGATGTCTTTATTGACTGTAAAGTTTGATGTGAGTTTATTCTCTGTGTCTAATATTCCTTGCTGTCTAAGTACTCTCCGTTGCCTTTTGGTTAAACGTTCTTGTTGTTGTGCAGGCATGTAAATCCATCCTTATCTAGTTTGTATTTTAGACCCCGGATTGTTTTTATGAATGTTCTTCATTAGTGAGTTAAAACTGTCGGGTGTCTTGATGACTCCCATACGATGAGGATCACCCAAAGACGGTGCCTTAGTGATGATTTGCTTCATGTTGGGATTGGAAGATAGGTATTCTTCACGTTCATCCATTTTCATAATCTTATCAACTTGCTCACCAGTTTCGATGTCTTCGAAAGTGTATATCGGCATTATTTATTCTCCAATTTATAAAAGAAAAGGCGACTCAGAGGTCGCCTTCATAGTGTACCCATCATGGATATTTATATCTCTACAACGCTGTTAAGACACCATTTCGTAAATTTCTTTCCAGTTATTTACTCTAGTAACGTCTTCATGCGAGTAGTACTCGTTGTGATCGTGACTCATCAGTATTGAGTGCAGTCCCATATTCACACCAAGTTCAGCATTTTCTGCCTTATCTTCAACCCAAATACATCCTGTATCCAGATAAGGAGCGAGAGCAAGGTCTTTGTCTGCACCAGTATCTAAGCACACGATCTTTTCAAATGCTGTTTTACCGAACAACAGTTCGATGTTTTGTTTACGCAATATGCCAGCATGCCTATCAAGACTCAAGCTGGTAATACAGTGAAACACGTATCCCAACTCTTCGTGCATTTTTCGCACATACTTCATTGAATCACGTAATGGAGGGATGCAACAGATTGCGGCACTCTCGTTGAAGTGTCTTATGAGTTTTTTAATCTCATCTTTAGGCAAGTCATAGACTTTACCTAATTCATATTCAGTAACACCTGAAACAGCAAAGTGTCCATGCTGTTCCATCCAGTTATTGAAGCTGTAAAGCCAATCGACTAAGACTCCGTCACAGTCAACTAACATCAATTTTTCATTCTTTTTTATCATATTATACCTTTTCATTTGATACTATCATTATAGCACCATTACATTATAAAGTCAACCCCTAATTAAAGAAAGTTTCCTTGTGCTTGTTCTTTGCACGTCTAGCCTCTTTGATACTAGCTTTACGCTTGTCGTACCTTTTAGAGTCTTTCTTCTTAAATCTAAAGTCTTCGTTCTTTTCAGCTTCATCTTCGATCCACTCACGAAACTTCTTGCCCTTGCCCATCGATACATCACTCTTTGTTAGGATTTGTCTATGCTATTTAGGCGCTAGCGGCGCTTTCATTCGTGGTTTCCCACTTATCTTCTTTGACCTTAGCTGGTCTGCCACGCTTCTTTTTCAGAGGTGTAGCAGGAACTGGATCAACGATGATTCCATTAAATGCTTCGTTAATAGTCTCTGCTAGTAGTTCTGCAAAGGGCTCTTTACGTAACATTTGTAGTAGTAACTTAGCATCAGCCTCATCAACAGTCTCAAGCATTTGAATAAACAATGATTCTCTTTTGACCTGATTAAGGTTCTCGCCATCCGACATCTCTTTAACAAAGTACGATAACTTACGTGCTTCACGATACAACATGCCATGCGATTCTAAATGCACAGAAGGCGTGTATGGTGGTGGCGATGCTGGAATATTGAAACTCCATCTGCTGTCGTACATTAATATGAGGATATTCCTCAGTTCTTTTGAGTTGTTCTCTTTCAAAAACGCAATCTGTTCAGACGGCTCTTTCAATTCACAACATGCGGCAGTAACTTCTGCCAATGATCTTGTAGTCATATTTAAAACTCCGATATACTTTCCATTAAATTTCTTAACTTATTCTTAATGAAGTAATTGATTAACTGGCTTCTATCTTTAGGATTTTCTGCCTCATACTCACTAAGGATCTGATTCTTGATAGGGTCTGGGACCTGTGTCAAATCAATCATAGCCTTGTTGCGTAAATAGTTTCTCTTTACTTCGTTATCCATATTATTTATATCAGCCCAATCGAGCAGTCTTTTCTTAGTGACTGGTCTTTGACGTATGCCCATAACTAGTGCATTGTCTGCTGATAATATGTTTGGAACACCGTCACCTGCATCGCCCTTGATGATATGTTCGTGTAAGAACGTATCAGGATTAGCATTAGATATCCAACGCTTACGTGTAGGATCGTATTGCTTTACATTTGCATAGGTGTGTAGCTGAACATAGTCTTTATCTCCTGAGAGAATGAGAATAGGTTCACCTGTGTTCAGTGCAGTGCCTTCTTTGTGTACAATAGTACCAATGATGTCATCTGCTTCACAAGTCTCTATCTGGATAACCTTATACGGAAAGTAAGTCTTAAGCTCATCACGGATACGATTAAGTGAAGTAAATACTGCATTCCAATCGATCTCTGAGGACTCACGTGCTTTTCTTCTACCCGCTTTGTAGTACGGGTATATATCACGTCTCCAGTAGTTCTTATCATCGCATGTGATAAGTAACTCCCCAAATTCACGATGGAACTTCTGTCTGTTAAATCTCAGAGTATTAAGAATCATGTGTCTTAACATGTTCTCATCTACTTGAGCATTTTGGTGATTCCCAATCTGCATCATCATATTGGAAATCATAACTTGGTTCATATCAACCAGTATCATAATATTCTCCTTGTTTGTATTATTGATATGCTATCATAACACAAACATCAAAGGTTGTCAAGTACTTTCTTCGTCATCGGCTTTGTACATCTCATCGAGAAATTCTTCTAAAGCTTCCTCATAGTCCATATCATCATCAGTCCATACTTGTTCTGATATGTGTTGATAGTGATAATCCTCTCCTATACTCCTGAACATCAGTGCCCTAATTGTTTCGATCAGAGACATTATGTCTAATACAGATTTGGGATGATTCGCTACATCATATCCCATCTCATGCATACAAGTTACAACGTCACGGGCTACATCAATAGAGAACCTCATTGTAACTTTCTTATCATAATCGACCAGAACTTCCTCAGTCTCCTGAATATTCTTTTGTCTCTGTTTAAGTCTTTCGGTGAAATCTATAACATTACTACTCATTGTAATACCTTAAGTATAATTGTATCCCTGTTAATACGACCATCAGTCGTGCCTTCCTTGGTCTTCAGTGCTTTCAATTCCTTGAGAGTCTTAGTCTTACTACCTTTACCTAGAAGAGATATATACTCTTCTGGTTTTCTTAGCATCTTCTTGAATGATCTCTCAGCACAGAACCCAGTCACAGTACTACCCTTGACTTGGAATCCATCTCTTCGATCAGACACCAGATACTTCATAACCCTAGTTTTGGTATTGAACAGATACATCTGATCTGCTCCCACCATTTTCTCAGGACTAACGCTCACGATCTTGTACTCAGGCGATGATGGCAAGTATAATACTTTAGACACTTGCTTATGCGCTGGAGTTGCCTTCTTCTTGCGAGGCTTACGTGTTGCTTTCTTAGAGATCAAGAACTTCTCACAATCAGTTATGATCGATGTGATGAACTTATAGAAGTCTTTTTGTTGCTTCAGAGTCATATGACTATAACCTTCAACTAAGTCTTCTGTCTTGTCTTCTAGGAGTTCACGCAACTCCTCCTGAGTGCTTTTATAATACTTAATAGTATCGTGAGCAGTTTGAGCGGCAGAGTTTACCTTGATCATCTCATTATAGATTGACCAGTTTTTATCTAAAGTACCTGTGGTGTATTCATCAACAAACCCTTCGATCTCTCCGATAAACTCGTTGGTCTTTTCACCTAATAGCTCAGACGGACTCTTTCTCTTCACAGGCTCGGGCGCACCATCTTCGATATCAGCTTTAGAAGAAGCAATCATTGCTTTGCCTTGAGCGATTATATCATCTAGATTGGTAGTCATGAAAGACATAGCAGACTCGTCTAACTTACACCCATCTCTATGCATCTTACACAGAGCGGCTGTAGTAGAACTGGTACGCCAGTCTTCTGCGGCTTTGTAGCTTTTCAAGTCTTCAGGACGATTGTCCTTGATCCAAGCTATAGTCCAAGCGACATAACTCTTCTTATCATAGAAGTACCCGTAGTGCCGCATAGTCTCCATAACTGTAGCTTGATGCTTGTCAGCAGTTACCTCTGACCAGTCGGTAGTCTCTCTACCTATGTGACCTTCTTCTACCAATTTAGCGGCATTACTTCTACGAGGTGCTGACCTCATTAATTTTTTTGCTTTAGCCATTGACTAACTCCTTTGATTTATAAGTACATCCTAACACACTACTTAGGTATTGTCAAGAGGTTTTTTAATAAATCTTCCCATTGTTCTTTTCTTCTTTGCCAGGAATATATAGCATCGACGGTATGTTTAGCTGTATTTAAGTGTTCGATCAACCTTTCTCTCTTTGTTGGATTTGCATAGACATTCAACGCATTCTCTAATTCATGAAGAAATTTAACTGCGTGAGTTGACCTGTCTTCTATAAGACCATACATTGAGGTAACACCTAAAGACATTTCAGGAAAAGATCCAGCAGAAGAATGAATACACATGCAACCCGCTGACACTGCCTGTAGTAAAGGAGTGTAAGACATTTCTGGATAGTCAGTTGGATATACGAAGACGTGTGCTTCCTGCATAAATCCTTCTAACACTTTTGGTGTAGTATTTCTAAAAACACTCACGTTTGGGGTATCTCTAATACTGTTAGATAATGTAGTCAATGCCGGATCCATTTCGTCTGCATTCGGTAGATTTGTAACGACAATTAGTTTAGCATTATGATGCATTTTTTTAGTTAGCTTCTTGAATGCTCCATAAGCTAGATCGAGTCCTCTATTAAGCTCACCCACATATAATATATTAGTGCAGTTCTTTGGCTTGTTTCTAGAGTGTTTTTTAGGAAGAGGATCGATTGCGTTACGCAGTACTATTCCAGCACCGTAAGGTATATCTAAAAATAGATGAAACATCTGCTGTTGCCAGTGGGAAGCGAATACGATTGCCTCGTAATCTTTCCATCTGCCATCTGCGAGACATTCTAGTGACGGGTGATCAGCAGGCACCGAAGGCATGAAGATAGTCCTCACGCCCTCAGATGCTTTACTAGGAGTTGTGATAAACTCAAAGTTGCTGAGTAGCGTAGATTTAACATCACGCCGAATAAGGCTTAACGTCAAATCTACGCTCGTCACAGTAGCAGAATTAGTAGGACTAGCTGACTCCATTAGGCAGAGTCTCTCCTGCTACATCACGTAAGCAGTCCCATCTAAAGGATCTCCAACCATTAACATCGACATCCCACACAGGCAAAGCCTGCTCGTTAGTCTTCTTTCTTCCTTCTACAGTGCCTCCGACAGGTGGTGTAACCATAATTAAGGACTCATTTAACGTAGCATTCATTACTCTACGTGCGCCGTTTGCTTTGATGAACTCGATCCTTACTGATCCAGCCTTAAGCATATTTTTTAAATCATCTTTAGTCATCATATTCTCCATTTTCATTTATTAAAACTTCATTCACTTTTTGAGCAAGTTGCTCATATCCACCGATGTGTTCTCCATCCCACAATACTTGTGGCACAGCATTCTCACCGGGAAACTTCTTCTTGAAATACTCGACATCCTCTTCAACAAGTTTGTACTCGTATTTCATTTCTGCCGTTTGGCACAACTGAGCGCATTTCAAACACCAGACGCAATTGGCTGTTCCAAAAATTGTTATCATCTTTGATCAACCTTCCACTTCTCGATGTAGGCAAGCTTTCTCTCTGTAGTCCATTCATCGAGGTAATCATTCTCCTCATCAAACAGTTCTATAATACCATGAACATCATAAGTGTGCATATCAACGATCTCTTCGCCAAGATACTTTTGAGAAAACTCTGATACGTCTTGAGATGTGACACAATCTAATGCCCACTTCTTATCTACGGGAGAAGACGTGTTCTCAAGTTGTAGCTGGCTTTTGGGTATACAGTACTTCTGTCTGAATGTCGTTATAGCTGTCACTACAATGTATTCTTCGTCAAGGAAAGACTCCTCTAACAGATACTCTTCATCTTCGGTCATACGTATTCCTCAGTCATGTTGCATTTATTAGTGTATAATACACTATCAAGTCACGTTTGTCAAGTCTAATCGAAAAGTTTTTTCCAGATAGGAGTATTTTCTTCTTCGACCCTAGCTTCTTCTGCTTTGGTCTTTGCTTCTTTCATGCTATCATTTGCATCTTCGATGGCATCTTCAGACGCTTGATAATATCCCTCATATGCGGCTACGATAGCCTGTTGTTGCTGAATGTATGCTCTTAGGTCTGACAGATTTAAACTCAGGTTCTGATAACCTTCATCAGTCACGCCAAAGATGGCAATAGATCGTCCAGATTCTTTTACCTTTTCAAACTGCTCTTCGATATTTTCAGGAGTCAGTATGACCCACTCAATCTTTCTCTGGAACAATTGATCTGATGCAGGTAAAATTAGCTCTGGCTTTTCGATAGGCTTCGCCGATATGGTGATCGGCTGTGGCATACTACTACAACCACTAATTACTGTTATAAGTGTCAAACAACCAAGGACATTCACTATTGAACGATTTGCCATTTTCTGCCTCCTTTTCTTTATCTGTTAACGGTGATCCAGACAGTAGCTCAAAACATCTTCCCGCTTTGTCCGATGCCCCATTGATAACTCGTTCTACTAGACCTGGCTTGTTCTCAGCGAGGTTACCTAGATCGTGTCTACCCAACTTGTCTGATAGCACTCTGTTTTGTTGCCTAATTGCCGCAAACTCCGAATTGACTTTGGTCAGTTCTTCGTTGGCTTTGGCATATGATTGTTGCAAAGACGTTACAGCGTCCTCGCTAATTTGAATAGCTGTTTCCAGCTTTGCATTATTGGCGTTTAAAATTCTCAAACGTTCTTGCGTGTCATTGTAATACCAGTAAAATGCACCAACAGTCATAACTGTTATAATTGCAAATATTCCTGCTAACTTCATAATATCCTCCTAATTAATCTTCTGTGACTGCATCATCGCTAGTCTGCTTTCCGTCAACTCCATCTTCTTTTACTTCTTTCTCGGAGTTCTTATTACCGAAGATTAGATCCCAATTATCCCTACCCTTTTGCGACAGGGCTTTTGATCGAATATTATCTCCAGTTATATCGTTCTTAGTACTCATGCATCTTCACCTATATACCAATCGCTTATAGTGTTCACTCTTACATCACGTGTGGCACTTTTGTCTAGACACCAAACGACTATTGAATCACTTTTATCGCTTATATTGTGTATCTGCACACCTTCACTTAAATTAATATTTAGTGTACAAACCATTCGTCTCTCTTCACCAGTATCGATTTTAGTAAAAACGATTGTAGTGACTCCTTTCTTTAACGCATCTATCAACGCAGTTAAATTTACCTTTGGCATTAGTTATGTTGTCTCCTATTCTTCATCATATAACCAGGCTCTTATTGCGACCAAAACTATTACAGATACTATCAGTACCCACTCGATCATGGGGTCTTCAAACATAAAAACTTTCTCCACATCCACACTCACCGCTAACATTTGGGTTAACAAACTTAAAGCCTTCGTTTAAACCCACCCTTTCATACTCCAATCTAGTGCCTCTAAGATGTACTAAACTCTTAGAATCTACGACTAAAAATATTCCTTCCTTCTCTATCAACGTATCATCAAAGTTTTTGTCAACAGCGTATTCCATATGGTAAGCATATCCACCACATCCAGAGCTTATTACTGATATTCGTACAGCATCGCAGTCTGGACGTGTAGACAAACTAATCTTAAGTTTTTCAACAGCTTTATCGTCAACATCGATCACAGTCCTATCAGTCCCCAGCCATGATTTGCTACAGCGTTAAGTATGATTGCCAAACATGTGAGCATATGTGTAAACCACCAAACGGTCCTAATGACTGCAACAGTATTTGCTTGTCTATCAGTTTCCCCAACTTTCTCTCCTAGGCTTTTTGCCCAGATTCTCCACCATTTACTCATAACCACCCCACAATAATGTTAATCATTATGAGATATACACAAGCGAGATTTGAAATAACAATGAACGTTCGAATGTATGAGATGCGATTCTCATTCTCGGCATCATACCCATCTTCTTCGTCAAAAGAACCAAGAGCATGTTTCCAGATAGTCCATAATTTGTTCATTAGTCTTAGTAATCGCTCTCCGTCACTGCATTGTGAATAGCAAATAATCCACAATCCATACCTTTTTCGTATGAACTAGGTAACTCAAAGACATCGTATAAAGTATGCCTGTAGCTCCCTTGCTCCAATATTGATCCTTGAAATATGCGCTTAGATACAGCGTACATTGCGTGTTCTTTTTCTTCAAACGACAGTGTATCCCACCAGGCATCGTTAAGCTTCTCATACTTTAGCTTACGTGCATCTCGCTCTTCTGTGTCTGCTAAATTCATAATTTTACTCATTAATCCCATAACCCTTCGTAGTATTTGCCGAACAGCTTAAAGCCGTTCGTTATTCTAGATTGATATTCTTCATGTCCAACGCTATCAAACTTGTGTGTATCATTAGGTCCTTTGACCATTTCACCAAAGCCATCATCTCTTTCTACATACGAGAAGTCCATTTCTCCTGAGTGAAACTGCTCTTCCCAACTATTATGTTTGCTTTCAAAAGCAAAGATCATTTCACCTAATACCCAATCCCATCTAGAGTGAGCATCCATCTCCTCGTCTGGCACATCTTCTGCCTCTACTAGAGGTGACCCATGAGTATCAGTGCGAAGTTGCTTAAGCATCGGCAACACGATATATGCTAAAGTTTCGTCCATGCTCCAAGTATCATACTTATGTATATGCACTTTCACGGAACGTTCTTTTTTATTCAGATATAAATTTATCGTATGATCGTATACCCACTGTATAGTGGCATCTACGACTTCTACATAGTAATCCAGAGAATCACTGCTATCTGCAAACCTGTTTCCATATTTCGCTTCCATGTAGTTTTCGTGAAAACTTGTTGTATGTAAACCAACATATGGACCAATCTTTACCTTCATTATATTATCCAATCCATGTTTAACCAATCGTGATCTTCAGTAAGCAACTCAACTTTGTCACCGTGTATTTCTTTAAGCTGTGAATATATTCCAGTAATAGAATTTGTCATACCATAAGATTTCTCATGGCAGTGATATTTACTACTACTCTTTCCTCTAAAAATATAACACTCGTCTACGTATTCAACACTCACGATTCCACTATTTAGTTTCCAGCTATCGCCTTCTAAGTATCTACCATTCCATCCAGCAAGTACTCGATAATGCAACTTGTCGCCTTCAGACAACTTAAGTATTACCCACGACTCTGGATGAACTACATCAGGCACTGTCAACTTCTAACTCTGTTTCTCCAAACACCGATGGTGCAAGTTTTCGTGCCTCTTCCATGTAGTACTCACCTGGAAAATGCTTAATAGCGTAATACGCTTTAAGTCGTATCTCCTTAGGCACTCTAGGAGTTTTCTTAGGGTCCATTAATTCTACTAGAAACTCACGAGCGTTTCTAACAGCATAGAACCTTTCGTTCGGCATAGTCATTAGATCACGCACTTGATGTTTTTAGCATCAACGATTGCGGCTTTCTGTCCGTCGATAGTAACAGGCATAGACTCTTTCCAGTCAAGGTAGACTTCTGCTCCTACTACTAGTTCAGGTAGAATGCTAGCCACTGATTCACTAACACTCAATACGACACCAGGTTTTACAGCCTTGTCGATATCAGCGGTCAAGATAATGCCGCCTGCCGTTGTAGTCGATTGTTCTGCTTCAGTCAGCAAAACGTTGTTGTGTAACATTTTCATATTAATCCTCAGTTTTTTCGATAGACCAAATTTTTTCGCCTATCTCTTTAAATTCTAAATTGTCCCCAACTTTCCATCCGGCTTCGATAAGAAGGTCGTCAGGAAAGTCGAGAGCGAGTTCGGTAGGATCATCCGGATCCTCCACAACTGCACATGTGTACGTCTTATTCACTATACTATAAGTCCGCTATTTGCAGAATGAAATGCCTTTGTGACAGTTTCACTAGTCTTAGTGATAAACACGATACCGCCGGTGTAGAAAGTCATCTGCTTAGGACTATCTTCACCAGTCACACAAATGCCATGACCAAATCCAACACCATTTTCTCCAGACACTAACATCTTAGGGTCATCGATAGTAACGCCTTCGGTGTTCGCATCGTTAAACTTACCAACGTATTCACCAGCCACGGTGATTACTGTGATTACGTCATTTTTCTTATATGTCATTCTTCATCCTCTTCCTCATTAAGTTGTTCAAGTCTGACCTTCATTTCAGATATGAGAGATAGCAGTTCTAAGCCTATATCCTTATCTTCATTCGTGTCAATGTTAATATTAAATTCAATTTTCATAATTTACCTCGAAGACTCGTTAACCTTGTCCTCTATATTTTTTAAAACTAGCCTTCTTTGATTTGTTCATAGAAGACCTCTTTACGTTCTTATTGCCCTGCGAAGTTTTTTTGCCCGTAGACTCTGGTCTCCACCCTCCTAACGTTTTTGCCATATATTTCTCCAATTGGGTATGGGCTGTTGAACACGCTCAGAGAACATTGTTTCAACTTTTCCCTCACTTCGGTGACAGTGAGGTTGGCGATTGTCTAACATTACTGTTAAATAGCCCAAAACATTAATTTACTAAATCCATATGAAAGGGAAAGCATTTTGTAAACAAAACTTCAGCTAACCCAATCGCTTCTTTTTCCCATGGCTGGTTCTCATATTTATATCCACCAGCACTTCGCTTTTTCTATTGAAACTCTCCTGAGCTACCATAGGACAATTCTCCACGAATGTACTGTCTCACATGAACCATCTCATGAGCTAGTGTTTGCATTTGCTCAAGAAAAGATAAACATTCACCGTTCGACTTTCTTGCAATTTGTACCTGTGCTACGCTCTTGTCGCCAAAGCACATGCCCATGCATTCACCTTCTAAAGTGGTCTCAAACTTTATAACAACGGACTTACTTCTAAGTCTGTGTAGTTTAAGACTGATCAACATATTCGCAACATATTGATCTACTACTTTACTATTCTTATGTCTGCCGACTAAAAAGAATTCCATTACTATCTGCCTCAGCTAATATGTCCTTGACGAATCAGTTTCGGTATAGCAGACGATATTAAAGCTACACCAACCAGACACCAAAAAATAGTCTGCATTATTGGTGGTCCTTGAATACCTGCTTCAGTAGCAAAATCATCAGCACCAACGGTGCCAAAAATGATAAAGATTCCTAAGATAACTCTGATCATTATTTAATCCTCACAATGTACGCTGGCTTACTATTGTCAAGAATGAGGTCTTCATTAGTGACAGGCTCTACGTAGTCTACCCACACTTCAGCAGGAATTAGATGCTCTTCTCGATAATCTAAAGCTTCTACTTGGTTGCGGAAGGTCTTAAGAACAGTCATAGCATCATCAGCAAGATTTCTTAGTACATACATAATATATATTCTCTCTCAATCATTCAAATCAGATACTATTATAGCAGGTCTGTAGCCAATGTCAAGCTTTTTATCAAGAAAAGTTGAAATTTTCTACAAAGTCAGGGTACTCCACAGGCTCTTCGGGCAACATTTCACCATTTTTGACCCTAAATGTAGTTACCTCACCCGTAGATCGGACATACTCTCTGCCACCGTCAATCATGTTCCCATCTAGAAACAGACACTCGTGATGTGATCTGGAGTACCAATACTTACCATCTCGGTCTTTTACCATTCCAAACTGGTATCTGCCAGAAGTCTCAATTGCATCAGCATTTGTGATCATGACCTGTGCATCATCGGCATAAGGATTCTTGTATAATCCAAAGTATCGATTGCCAAACTCTGGATGTGGACTCTCTCGGTAGAAGATGTCTACCGGCAAATCGCTTGCCAATAGATCAGTTGTGCAAACATACTTGATTGAAACACCATCTTTCTTCTCGTAGATAGAGATGATTTTTTCTTCGTCAAACACGGGTGCATGATTAATTTTCATTGCGTTTTCTCCAGTTCTGTAGACTGTTGAACCCTCGTCTAGGATCAGTCTTCTTGCGGAGTCTCTTGATTCTCTTGACACCTCTTCTTGCCAGACGTGCCACACGTGATCTATACATTCGATTCGTTTTAGTAGGTCTAGACAGATAAGGTTTGGACTCTGTAGCCTCTACTTCTTCGGCTACAATATGTTCTACGTCATTCATGGATATTCTCCTTTGGACAAAAAAAACCCCCTAAAGCTACAGCATTAGCCTTAGAGGGTCAGGTATAAGGCAATTGTTGGGATCCGTGAATGGATCAAATACATATCAAATGATTCAATATCTTTTCCTATGTCTTGCCTTATATTAGTATTTATATCAAATACGTGGTTCAGTAGTCTCGAAATACTCTTTTATGATATCGAGTTGGTCACGGTAAACAGAGATTGCATTAAGCTCCGTTTCAATTGCCTCTAGCACATTAGAGTGATCTCCAATACCCACAGGACTGTTGAGGTATATCTCAACGTTCAATCGGTGCTTCTCTATATGACCTAATGCGTGTGCATTTAGTGCTGTTAAAATCTGATGTCTCATATTATACTCCATTTCCGTTGTTGGTGCGCTTGAAAGGATTTGAACCTTTGACCTCCGGTTTCGTAGACCGATATTCTATCCACTGAACTACAAGCGCCTATTAATAGGTCTGGGTGCTCCTAACAGTTTCTCAGTTGGTTGAGCGATCTGTATTGGATCTAAGTCGTTATCTACGACTGCTACTCACTAACTCCACTCTTAGGTGCTAACGCATCCCAGTATACGGACTACTGTCATCGGGTGATTTTTTTACAGTTGCGAAACTGCTTCATCTTCATATGCATCACCATCGGCATACTATCCGGACGCAAACCGGCGGGTCTCTTAAGCTCCGTAGTAGTGCGTTGCTTCGTGACCGAAGTCATTCAAGTAC